TAAACCTTTTTTAGTTTTTCTTACAGCCATTATAAATTTCTATTTATTTTTTTCATTTTTTTCTTAAACAATCTATCTCCTGCTCGATCTGTTTTAAATACTTGTCTATTATTTTTTTCATAAGTAACACCACCTCCTTCATGTTCTCTCGTGTCATAAACGGCTATAAATTTTTGTTTATCACCATTTTCTTTAGTTAAACTATTTAAATGACTAGAACTACCATTTTCAGAAGTAATTTTACCTTTACGGGTATACATAGCTTTATAGTCCTGTTTGCCATTTTTTTCTTCAGTAATTCTTTTAAATTCTTCAGATAATTCTGGGTATTCAGTTTCAAATAATTCTACAGTAGATGATGTTTTTACAGCTTCAACTACATTTTCATTTCTTAATTCGTATTCTTTAATTCCGTTACTCATTAAATTACTTTTTTATTGTTAAAATATAATTTTAAAGTATTAATTCTATCATCAGCATCTACTAACATAATAAGAGCTTCTTCAGCATTTTTATAAAAATCTTCAGTTGAATGATCTCCAATACCTACAGCTTTACTACCTAATAAATCTAATGATAATATGGCTTTTGATTTATCAGCTTCAGCTGATTTCATAAGCATATCATATAATTCTGGACTCATGTTTTAAATAATTTAGTTATTTCTTTTTTTTCTTTTCCTATAGAAATAAGAATATTTTTTACTTCATTCTTACCTATAATATCAATATAATGATCTGCTTCATGGGATCCAACTTCAAAATAATTAGCTATTAATTCAACTAATTCTTTGTTTTTAGATTTTGTTTTAGATTTAATATATTTGTTCCATACTTTCTTCTTAGGAACTACATTACAATAAAAATTATAAATTCCTATTTTATCTGTAGGATGCATTCTTTGAGCTATATTAGCTATTTCAATATTGCTTTGACCCATAGACATAAACCTATGAACCATATAAGAATTCCAACTATCCCAATCATCATTACTAAATTTTGATGGTGGTGATTTTTTTACTGTTATTTCATCTAACCAATCCCAAAGTTTCATTTTATCTTATTTTTTAAATCCTCTATAATATAAATCTGAATTTGCTTCATTCACACCCCAATACCCCATATGTAATCTATCCCAGTGGGGTATGCTTTTAAAGTCATAAGGTGTTCTATTTTTATAAAAATCTTTCCACCATTCTATATTTTGTGTAAATGGAGATGATATGGGGTTTGAATTAGAAGTACCATGTTCTGGGCGGCCTAAACCTGCACAAGTCATTACAAATAGCCCTGTAGGTTTAAGATGTTTTAACATATTAATAACTGTCAAGTCATAAAAAGGATCATGCTCAAAACATTCACAACTAATTACAATATCAAATAATTCATCAGATGTATATTCGTGACCTTTACACACAACATCTACATTGGGGCCTTCATCAATATCAACCCCTACATAATCACAATTTTCAAAATGGGATTTAGCTGAGGGTTGAAGGCCAAGTTTAAGAGAACCAATTTCTAATACTCTAGCATTTTTAAAGTATTGGGGGTATAAAACTTTAGTTTCATACATAAAATGCATTGCCTCGTGATGCATATATTTTAAATTGTATATTCTTTATATTCTTCTCTTAAATCTGGAGGAAGTGTATCTACAAGAATTTTTCCGGTTTTAGCATCATAGAATACTGGAATAGGCATTACTGCATCTTCATCTGCTCCTACTACAAATTTAGAAACTTTACGAATTACTACTCCTTGTTGAAATACTACTCCACCATCTGGAGTTTCTACTGATGTGGTGTTTTTTAAATCCACATTTAGTTGCATTTGCTGTTGTTGTGACATTTTAATGTTTTTTTTGTTGTTTATAATCTATAAAAAATCCAATCGCTACTAAAATATTTAAACCTACACTAGCGATTATTTCATGTAAGTCTTGATATGTGTTTAATGATAAATGAACATGACCTATTACCCAAAAAGGTATTGCCATTTGTTGGCTATACCATACTAGAGCAAATTTTATGAAATCTTTCACTATAAATTAATTAATTGATTAATTAAGGCCATACAATTTATTTCTTTATCAATCCTAAAATTAGACTGATATGAATATTCATTAATATGATATGCTACCATTCCTTCTTTACCAGAAGCAAATTTATCAGCATTATCATAAAGATAACGATATAATTCTTCAAAATCTTGAATGTTGGCATCTGCAATAATTTGTCTAATGGTTTTCCAAGATTTTTTACTTGCTAATTCTTTAAGTACTTGAGTCATATAGTTAGAAGAAACTAGTACTGATTTATCTATAACTAATTTTTGATCCCTAGTTGATAATTGAATTGTATTAAGACATTTACGTAAATCTGGGTAGTATTGATTTACAATTATTTTTAAATCATCTCGTTGAAATGATATACCTTCTTGTTCCATAATACCAGCAATATGTTGAGCAACATCTGCTTTAGTAGGTGGTATAATTTTAAGTGTTTGACATCTGGATTGTAAAGGATCAATAATACGTTCTATATAATTACAAGTTAAAATAAACCTTGTCGTACGTGAAAACGTTTCAATGACATTACGGAGAGAAGCTTGCGCTTGAATAGTAAGAAAATCAGCTTCATCCAAAATGACCACTTTAAGTGGTTTAAAACTAGCTGACGACGCAAACCCTGAAACTTTATCCCTAATTGTTTCAATGCCACGTTCATCTGAGGCATTAATATAAAGATGCTCACAATCAAGGTTTTTAACAATAAGTTTAGCAAGAGTTGTTTTTCCCGTTCCTGCAGGTCCATAAAATATTAGATTTTGGATATCATTTTGTCCAATGTATTGTGAAATACTTTTTTTAATATGTCCATTTCCTACATAATTTTCTAAATTAATAGGACGATACTTTTCTACTAAAAGACTATGATCTTTATTCATACGCAAATATAATAACTTTTATTTAAATAACCAAGTTTAAACACCTTGTCTAAATTCTCCATACATACTATATACTTTTGGAGCTTCTTTTTTAACTTCTACTTCTGAAGATTGAATTGCATATAATTTGCTATCCATTGGGTCTAATCTAAAAGCTCCATTAAAACCTGTTTGGTGGAAAAATGCTTCTAAAGCATCTGTTAGATTATTAAATACTTCTTTTTTAGGATCACCAACTAGAGACCACCTGTCTCCAGGTGGTACTCTAGTAGCAATCAATTCATTATGTTCTATAACCTTTTTATCCATTACATTGGTGACATTGAGTGAGGTGTTGGTTCATCTTGTTCTGGGTGATCAACAACAACACATTCTGTTAATAGAATTGTTCCTGCAACTGATGCTGCATTAGCAAGGGCTGTGCATGTTACTTTTGTTGGATCAATAATCCCATCTTCTCTCATATCAACAATTTCTTCTTTTTTAAGATTATATCCTGCCCAATAATCATTACCAGACTCACACAATCTATTTGCTAACATTTCAGCTTGAGTAGTATCATATCCTGCATTTGTTAAAATTTGAACAAATGGTTTTCTACATGCTTTTTTAACAATTTGATAACCTAATGAATTAACTTCTAAACCATTAGAACCATAAAGCAAAGCTGCACCTCCTCCTGGAACTATACCTTTTTCTAGGGCTGCTTTTGTAGCATGCAATGCATCGTCTACTCTATCTTTTTTCTCACCAATTTCAGTTTCAGTTAATCCACCTACATGAATAATAGAAACACCACCAATCATTTTTGCTAAACGATTTTGCAAATGTTCAACAATATAAGGAGTATCTTCTTTATCAATTTGAGATTGAAGATCACTTACTCTGCTATTAATAGCATCTTCTCCACCTTTACCATCTACAATTGTAGTTTGTTCTTTAGTAACAGTAACTGTTCGAGCTTGACCAAACCAATCATAAGAAAATTTGTCAAGTTTCATTCCTTTGTCTTTATCAAACACGGTTCCACCTGTTAGAGTAGCAATATCTTCAAGCAACAATTTTTTTCTATCTCCAAAATCAGGTGCTTTAACAGCTGCTACTTTAAGAATACCTCTAGCTTTATTAACAATAAGTGTAGCTAAAGCTTCACCATCAATATCATCAGCAATGATAAGCAAAGATTTATTAGCATTAGAAACTCCTTCTAAGATAGGAAGTAGTTCTTTTACTTGTGTAAATTTATGATCTGCAATTAATACATAAGGATCTTCTAGTGTACAACTCATATCAGAATTGTTAGTAACAAAGAAATGAGACTTATATCCTCTGTCAAACTGCATACCTTCCACTGTTTCAAGATATGTTTCACCTGATTTACTTTGTTCAATATGTACTACACCTTCTCTACCTACCTTATCAATTGCTGTAGCAATCAATTTTCCTATTTCAATATCATTATTTGCTGAAATAGTAGCAATTTGTTGTAGTTGTTCTTCTGAAGAAATTTCTGATGAAATTGATGATTCAATAACATCAATAACTTCTTTAACTGCTGATTCAATTTGTCTTTTGATTTCAACAGCATTTTCACCATTGTTTAAATGTTTAAGTCCTTCTCTAATTAATTCACGAGCTAATAGAGTTGATGTTGTTGTACCATCTCCGGCTTTATCAGCTGTTTTAATTGCTGCTGCTTTAACCATTTGTGCCCCTAAATTTTTAACTAAGCCATTTACTGTAATGTTTTTAGCTACTGTAACTCCATCTTTAGTATGTGATGGTTTTTGAAGATTATCATAGCCTGAGTTATCAATCAAAACATTCCTACCATTAGGACCTAATGTACAAACTACAGCATCTGCTAGAGTATTAATCCCTTCCATCAATTCAGCCCTAGCTTCAGGACCAAAATGTACTTCTTTTTTAAAATCTACTGCCATTTTTTTATTTATTAATTATTAATTTTTGCTAAAACTTGGTTTTCTGGTCCTACCCAATATTCTTCACCTTCATAAGGTAATTTTGTAAACCCTTGGGTGGGTAATACTACTGTATCCCCTTCTTTTAAAATTGTTGGAATAAATTCTCCTGTAATTGTAGGTTTACCAGGACCAACAGCTATAACTTCTCCCATTTGGTTTTTTTCATTACCCATATCAGGAACAATAATATTTCCATGTTGGGTTTCTTCTGCCTCTATTGGTTTAACAATAACTGCGTTAAATAATGCTTCTAAATTCATAATTTGTTGTAATTTAATATTTCACTTAATTCATCTTTGATTTTATTCCACTGTTCAATATATTCTTGAACACTTTTGTAATGTGTATCTTTAGTGTTAAGCTTTTCTTTCATAACTCTGTGTAGAGCACTACCAAAATTTGAATGGTGGGATACAGGTTTTTCATAATCTTTACCTTCACTACCTTCTGCTAAATATTTTTCTTGTGGAGTTACTACTTCATAAACTGTGTAGCAATGAGAATCTCTTCCTATGTAATAGGGATTCATTTTTGGGTCTGTAATCTTTGACATATAACTATTTTTAATTTATAACGTAAATATACGAAAGTTAATAATATAAACCAACCTAAGGGCGCTTTTAGGTTACTTAATTTTAATTGCTTTCGGTTTAGCTTCTTCTGCTAATGGAATAAAAATATTTAATAATCCATTTTCTAAAGTAGCATCTGTTTTTCCCAGATCAAATTTAGGAGCTATCTTATATCTTAAATCAAATGATTTTTTTGATAATCCATTATAGATAGTACCTTCATGGAATATTTCATCCTCTGGTTTTTTATAACTAATTTTTAAAATATCTCCTTCAATGTCAAGTTCAACATCTTTTTTAGTTAGCCCAGTACAGGCAACTTCAAAATGAAGTCCTTTATCATCGTAAAAAATATTAAGGGGGTGGGGTTGTTTAGTGTCTAATGCAGGTTGAAATGTGCTATCAGACTTAAAGTGATTCCTAAAAAGGATGTCAAAAGGACTTATATGCCTTTCTAATAATTGTAATGTACTCATATCATTTAAAAAATTTGTGCTGTCTTTCGATCAGCGGGTTAAAAAAATAAAACGTGCGCCCTTGGGTCGATTTACTATACATATATTAAAATTCAGTTTCTGCTCGTCTTACCATAAAATATTTTGAAGTAATTCCATCATTTGAAAATACTAATTTCATTAATCCCATAGAGCTCAAATATAACTCACCACCTTCCATATCTTTATTTGCTTGAAGGATAGTTTTTAACATATCTGAGTTAAATGGTAATATCCCCATCTAGGTTTGTTGTTGTAGTTACTAACATATTATCTACTTGTGACAATGCACTTTTAGCTTTAATAATATTATCAATATCTTCAGAAGTAAGGTTTAATTCAACAACCCACTTAGCTTCATTTACTTCTCCTACTTTATTAATTAGTAGTGGATCTGATAAAGCATAATTAAGATTAAAATTAAGATCTGATATTTTTAGTTTAGTGTAGATAGCATTATTTTTTTCTAATTCTAGAAGCAAATCACCATTACATATATTAATTAAACTGTTTAATTTTTTAGTATCGTAAATTGCTAGTTTACTATCTTCTAATTTAAAATCATCACATTTTACGTTTCCAATAATGTCTTTAGTAGGGGTCATAAAATCAATATCTAGGGAATTATTTTCAATTTTCCATTTTACTGATTCATTTACTCCAAGATAATACTTGTTGATAATGCTTTGTATTGTTGATTTATTTATCATTTATTTAAAATTTAAAAAACATTTCTTTATATGGGTTTAAATTAAGTGTCCATCCTAAATCATCATAAAACCCTTCTAATTTATTTAACAAAATTGATTCAAATATTTTTTTTCTATCAGCATGTTGCTCAATAAATGTATGAATTTTTTCTGGGAGATCCCACTCTAAAAAAGCAATTGCATCAATTTGGTATGGGTTTGGTTTTAAGTAAATCCACTTAATTTTATCACCTTGTGTAATTTGGCTATGTTTGTTACTTAACCCCCAAAATTTAAGTAAATCATTATATCTAATAACTGCTCTTACAGCTGCTGGGGCTCCTTTAGCTACTACTGTAAACATTTCTCCTGCTCTAGCCTTACGTTCAGTATATTTATTT